AAAGAACTTCAGATTAATGAACAAGCGGCTACGGCAAAAGCTCAGAACGAGGCAGAGCGTACTGCTAATGAGCAACGTAAGATTGAAGCCGATATGCGTAAAGCCGAAATGCGTGCTGAAATTGAACAACGTAAGTTAGAGGCTAATGAAAAGTTAACTGGGATCAAGCTTGGAGCAAGCGCAATAGATTCTGCGCTAGACCGCATGGCTAGTGAAAAAGAACTTAGTGAAAATCAAAGAGCAAGGGGTGTTGAGATAGGTACACGCATTGCTGATTCACTATTGAAAAACGCAATGAGCGAAGCAAAGATTGCATCAGACGAGAAAAAAGCTGGCGCAGAGCTTGGTAGAAAGATAGCCGAACAGATAACAAACCCTAAGAAGCCCGTAAGATAATGGCAGATTTTGTTGACCCGCAGTTTATAGATTTGATATTGTCGCGTTTAAACGAGGCTGAAGTTCGCCTAACGGAAACCTTAATTGCAGGAAGCATCGAAACGATGGAGCAATATAAAGTTGTTAGGGGGCAGATAGAAGGTTTACAAATGGCAAAACGTGAAATAACGGAGGTAGCCGAAAAAACGTTTACTGAGATTTAGCACTACAGGGTGCGAAGGTTAACCACTTCCTTTTAAGTGGTGTATAAGGGTAAGCAGATGGACGTAGTAGCAGAAACTACAATACAAGCGGTAGAAGAATCGTCTGAAGCAGAAAAGGCGAAACAACTACCAGAACCATCAGGGTATCATATATTAATTGGTATACCTGAAAGCGAAGAGAAAACAGATGGCGGAATACTTAAAGCAAGACAGACTATCGAGATTGAGGAAACAGCCACAATCGTTGGGTTTGTTCTTAAGTTGGGGCCAGACTGTTATCAGGATAAGAAACGTTTTCCAAGCGGCCCGTGGTGCAAAGAAGGCGACTTTATCCTAATGCGATCTTATAGCGGAACACGGATAAGCATACATGGCAAAGAGTTTCGTATCATTAACGATGACACAGTGGAAGCTGTTGTCGAAGATCCAAGGGGGATAAGGCGTGTCTGAATTATCATTTCCAGAACCTATAGAGCCTCAATCTGAATTAGATCTTGTTCCTCAAGAAATCGAAGAGATAGAAGTTGAGGTAGTTGATGATCGTCCGGCTGAAGATCAGAAAGAATTAAGAACTCAATCCGAACCGTTTCGTCTTGATGACGAAATAGATGACATGGATGAGAACGTTAAGAAAAGAACTAATCGTCTTAAGTATGAATACCATCAACAACGCAGGGAGAAAGAAGAAGCCCAGCGTATGCGTGATGAGGCAATTCAATTTGCACAGCAGCAGAAACAACACAACGATCACCTACAAGGTTTAGTTGGCAGGAGCGAGCAAGCATTACTACAGAGTGTGCAGACGCGAACCGAAGCTGAATTAGAAACCGCGAAGCGTGCGTATAAGCAAGCTCACGAAGAAGGTGATACGGATGCGATGGTTGCTGCTCAAGAGCAGATGGCAAAAATACAGGCAGATAGAACGTATATACAGAACTATCAGCCTCAAGTAAATCCAGAACAGAGTGTGCCTGAACAGCAGATACCTCAACAACAAACGGCGACAGCGCCGCAACAGCAACCTATGGACCCCAATCTGGTTTCGTGGTTGCAAAAAAACCCTTGGTTTGGAGCGCCCGGAAATGAAGCCTTAACAGGTTTTGCTTACGGTTTAGATGAGATGTTAGGTCATAGAGGGATAGTTAGAAACTCTCCTGAATACTTTTCAGCCATTGATAAAACGCTTCGAGAGAGTTTTCCAAAAGCCTTCGGGGTTGAAAGAGAACAGTCTGAATCAACACAAAGAAGAACATCCACCGTTGTTGCACCCGCTCAACGAGCAGGTAGGAAGTCCCGCAAAGTTAAGTTATCTGAAACGCAAGTACAGTTAGCGAAACGGCTTGGGATTACCAATGAACAATATGCAGCACAATTATAAGGAGATTAGCTAATGGAAGACGATACTCAAGAAAGATCGCCAAGGGAACTAGAGTCGCGTGATAAGAATGCGCGAATGGAGCAATGGTCACCTCCACCAATACTACCTGACCCTACCCCTCAACCGGGATGGACGTTTCGGTATATCCGAACTGCCATGACGGGACAAAGTGATGCTACTAATGTATCAATGCGTTTTAGAGAAGGCTGGGAACCTTGTAAGTTGGAAGACCATCCAGAGTTAGAGATCATACCAGACCATGAATCTCGATTCCCCGGATGTGTTGAAATTGGAGGATTGCTATTGTGTAAAGCTCCAGATGAAGTTGCGGAAGCTCGTCAGCGTTATTACGAAAATGTAGCATCTCAACAAATGCAGAGCGTTGATAACTCGTACATGAAAGAAAACGATCCACGGATGCCTTTGCTGAAACCGGATCGAAACACTCGTGTTACGTTTGGCCGTGGTTCTTAGTAACCGCATTAAATTGTTTGAACGAGGTAACATCTAATGGCTACAACAGCAGCCCCTTCAGGTGCTAGACCAGTCAACACTACGAGCGCAAGTGGCTCGTTTAATGGCAAGGTTCAGCACATCAAGATAGCTAGTGGTTATGCTACTGCTATTTTTTATGGCGATTTCGTTAAGTTAGTTGCCGCTGGTACTGTCGAGAAAGATACTGGCACAACAACCTTAACTCCTATCGGCATATTCTTGGGATGTAAATACACAGACCCAAGCACTAACCAAATGACTTTTAATCAACAGTGGCCCGCTTCAACGGTTGCTAGCGATGCAGAGGCATATATCGTTACTGATCCTAATGTTGTATTTGTAATGCAAAGTGATGCAGCAATTGCCCAAACAGCAATTGGCGCTAACTTCGCTGTAGTACAAACAGCGGGTTCAACATCTATTGGTCGAAGCAAGAATGCTGTAGACGGAAGCACCGTAGCAACTACTAACACGCTACCGCTGAGAATCTATGATTTTTGGACAGGCCCGAATAGTGCAGTCAATGACACCTATACAGATGTCATTATGAAATTCAATGTTGGTCACCAGTACGTTAATACGACTGGCGTTTAAGGGAGATTAGAGAATGGCTATTTCAAGAGCGCAAATGCTTAAGGAACTCCTGCCGGGACTTAATGCCCTTTTTGGCTTGGAGTACAATAAGTACGAAGACGAACACGCAGAAATTTATGAGACTGAATCTTCAGATCGTTCATTCGAGGAAGAGGTTAAGTTGAGTGGATTTGCTGCGGCACCAGTTAAAGACGAAGGTTCAGCTATCAGTTACGATACTGCGCAAGAGTCTTTCACTGCTAGGTATAATCACGAAACCATTGGAATGGGTTTCGCAATTACAGAAGAAGCTATGGAGGATAACCTCTATGACTCACTGTCTGCTCGTTATACCAAAGCATTAGCAAGAGCAATGGCTTACACTAAGCAAGTCAAAGCTGCTAATCCGCTTAACAACGGTTTCACTAATTCATATCAGTCAGGTGATGGGGTTAACCTTTTCACAGCGTCTGGTGATGGTGTAACTGGCGGTGACGGTCACCCAACAGTTGACGGAGGCAAGAACAATAATCGTCCTGCCACTGGAACTGACTTGAATGAAACGTCCCTCGAAGCAGCGGTTATTACTATTGCTGGTTGGAAAGATGAGCGAGGTCTATTGATCGCAGCTCGTCCTAGAAAGTTGATTGTTCCCCCAAACAATATGTTTGTGGCGACTCGTATTCTGCAATCGGAGGGTAGACCTGCGACAGCGGATAACGACATCAACGCAATTCGTTCCAATGGAACTATTCCAGAAGGCTACTCAGTCAATCACTATTTGACTGATACTAACTCATGGTATCTGATTACAGACATACCTAACGGTATGAAGCACTTTGAGAGAGCTGCTTTGGAGAATTCGATGGACGGTGATTTCGATACAGGTAATGTTCGATACAAGGCGCGAGAGCGTTATAGTTTCGGCGTATCTGATCCACTAGGAATCTTTGGATCACCCGGATCGAGCTAACGGATTGGGGGGTGCTTTGCGCCCCCTTTTCTTTCCTGACTGTTGTATAATCAACAGACACTAGCCACGACAGGAGACACACATGGCTAAGACTACGTTTAATGGCCCAGTCCGTTCGGAAAATGGGTATCAACAAATTTCTAAAAATGCAACCACGGGCGCTATTACAGTTACTAGTGGTGACAAGATGGCTACTGAAGCCACTTCAGATGCTGGTATTGAAGGCACCGCTGCTGTTTATGTAACTCAAGTTAATCGCTTAAAGAGTGACGTTGACACTAATGTAAATATTGTTAAGACAACCATAATGATTGATCTTACTGATTTGCGAGATGGTGGAACTGCTGGCGACATCATTGGTAAAGATGGTGATGGAGTTGCATTTATTGGCCGAGTAACCACGGCTAACCAAGGCGTTGTATTTGGTGTGACTATGACTTGCACCGAAACACCTGCTGGTGGTGGTACGGATATAGATTTGTATTCTGCTACTGAAGGCACAGGTGTTAATGACACAGCCATTGGTGATTTAACAGAAACTCAGATTATTAATGCCGGTGCTGCTTCCGCAGGAACTATGGTTGCTGGTGGAACTATAGCTGCTGATCAGTATTTATACTTGGTAGGTCAAGGCACAGGTCATGCTGCATATACAGCAGGACGTTTCCTGATTGAGATCACTGGCTACGACGTAGCATCGTAGGGAGTAATTTATGGCTGATGCGGTATCAACCCAAACTATTCAAGATGGCCCTAAAACAGCCATCTTTAAGTTTATTAATGTCAGTGATGGAACGGGTGAAAGCGCAGTAACTAAAATAGATGTTTCTGCCCTAACGCCAAGTATTACGGGTGCATCTTGCTCGTCTGTTGTTATACAAAAAATCTATTATCAAACCATTGGTATGGGCTTAAAGATATTATTTGACGCTTCTACTGATGACCTTGCGTGGCAATTAGCTGCTGATTGGACTGATACGTTAGATTTTTCTGAGTTTGGATTACCAGATCCATTGTCCTCTGGAACTACAGGCGATGTGCAGTTTACTACAACAGGTCACTCTAGCGGTGACGTTTACGTTGTTGTAATGCAGGTTGCGAAAAGGTTTGGATAATGCTTAGTGAATTTGATGAAAAAATGGTCGCGGTTTTGTTTTGTCTTACTGATCCTGCCGATCCTTGCAATATAGTTATATCGCTGGATCAGGATGTGGATGTAGTAATACTTGAAACAAAAAGCGTTATACCAATAGCGCACAAAATGCCATTAGAACATTTTCTTAATATGTCGGAGCAGACAATCAAAAAACTAGGCAAGGAGCTGCAAGGCTCGTTGAAAAAGGCGGTGTAATGGCTGGAAAGAAGATTAAAAAAGTTATGAAGGAGTTTAGAAGCGGTGACCTTAAATCCGGTTCAGGAGATAAGGTTACTAATCCTAAACAAGCTATGGCTATTGCTATATCTGAGCAGGAAGAAATACAGAAGATGAGTGGTGGCAGCTTAGTAGGTGAGCCTAAAACAATTGCTCGTGGTAGCGGCGCAGCTCGAACTCAATACTTTAGAAAGAACGGCTAGCAAAATTAGCTACATGATATTAAGGCTATGGCAAAGCTAGAATATTTAGCCAATAAAACTAATAGTATACGAGAATATACTATTCGTAAGGAGATCAGAGAGTGGTCTTTTAATTGGCTGGAAGAGCCTGATGACCGTTATAACGGGATGTCTCCATGCCCGTATGCAAGAAGAGCGTGGAATGACGATAAGGTTGTTATAACGTTTAAACACCTTAAGAGTTATTGGCCTGTGTTTGATATTTTAGAAAACTTTAATGATAACAAAGACTTAACGATTATTGCAGATACGCAGTATCAAGAAGAGCCTGAAGAGTTTCATCAAAGATTAATTGGCATTAATCATGGAATAGCTAATGGTGCATTTGGTGATAAGAATCTTTGGGTAATGGGTTTTCATCCAGATGATGAAGAGCATGAAGGAATGCTTGATTATGAAGATGATGCTCCTGTTAAGTATGACACAAGCAGTCTTTTAATCCCGCCAGATGAAGAAGAGATATATGCCATGATATTCATCCAAAGGCTTGATAAGTTGCAAGAAGCCGCTTACAAGTTAAAGCCTACTGGATATTATGAAGCCATGTTTAAAGATTCAGAGCCATCTCATATCTTTGAATTAAGAGAACAGTTTTATAAACAACTTAAGGAAAATTAAGATGCCCGGAAAGAAGCCAATGAAGAAAGTTGGGGTGAACAAGAAGAAGCGGCCTAAGGCTATGCGGGGCGGTAGAATGGTTGGCAAGCCAATGAAGAAGGTTGGAGTCAACAAAAAGAAACGACCTAAGAAGTAATTCGGAGGAATTATGGCTGATAAACTAAAGGTAGTTGAAAATGGCTACAGCTTGCTTACAGGAGATCCTGTATATCAAATTGCAAATGCTGAAGACGAAGTTGTGGATGTTGGGCCTTATACAAAGAAGGAAGCAGATGCAGCGCTAAAGGCATTAGCTCCTAAAAAAGCAGAGCCTAAAAAAGAACCTGCTGTTAAAAAAGCTCCAGCTAAAAAAACCACGAAGAAGTAAAGTATGGCTACTAGCGGAACCTACACATTTAATTTAGATCTTGGAGATATAGTCGAAGAGTCGTTTGAGCGTGCTGGGTTGGAAGCGAAGAGCGGTTATGACTATAGAACAGCTAGACGCAGCTTGGATCTGTTATTTCTTGAATGGCAAAATAGAGGTTTAAACCTTTGGACAATTCAAGAAGGCACTCAAGCAATAACATCTGGAACCGCAAGGTATACCTTTGATGGCGATGTGTTGGATATTGTAGAGGCGTTTATAAGAACCGATGCTGGTGATACTAGTAAGCAGACAGATCAAATGCTAACTAGAATATCAGTTAGTCAGTTTGCTCATTTAACAAACAAGCTATCGTCATCTAAGCCTTTGCAGTATTGGTTGGAAAAAGATCCGGCAGCAATATCAATGAACCTTTGGCCTGTGCCTGATTCAACGGCTACATACACACTGGTTTATTATTATTTGCAAAGGGTTGAAGACACAGGTAGCCCTGCAACTAATAATGTAGATATACCTGCTAGGTATTTGCCATGTATGGTTGCCGGACTTGCTTATCAAATTAGCCTTAAAAAGCCAGAGTCGGCAGATAGAATACCTATGTTAAAGCAGGTATATGAAGAGCAATGGTCATTAGCGGCTGATGCAGATCGTGATAAGTCATCATTGTTCTTTACGCCGGGAGGCTATAGAACAGTATGAGTATCTATGCTAGCGGCAAGTATGCTTTTGGATATTGCGATATAACTGGCTTTAGATACAAGCTAAGTGATTTAGTCCCATTAATTAGGGATGGAAGGGATACTGGTTTTAGGGTTGGTTATGATCAGCTTGATAAAGATAACCCTCAATATGAATTAGGCCGAATGAGTATTTCAGATCCTCAAGCTCTTAGAAATCCAAGACCGCCTAAAGCGTTATCTGATTCAAGAAGAATGTTTGCTTTTGATCCTGTTGGTGGTGGTATAAGCGAGCTTGGTAGCAGGACTGTTGGTTTGGATATACACGTTAAAGCCGGAAACGTAACAGTGAGTACATCATAATGGCGTGGACATATACTACATTAACTCAAGCAATTAAAGATTATACTGAAAATACTGAGACAACCTTTAGCAA